TCTTTAGCGTCCTGTTCGGATAAACCTTGGGGAGTACTTAATTGGTCATATAAAGCATAGGCTTTTGACATAGATTTATTATTCAACACATTATGTTTGAATTCTCTTAGAGACTTTTTGAAATCTTTCTCGTTATTATACGACTCGAGTAGATTTTTTTCGATTATGGATTTTAGGTTTCCGAAGGTCATTACACTTTATTTTATTAAATAAATATTAGGAATTCAGTAACTTATTCAATTCTTTTGAAATTTCTCCTAAAGAATCTTGCCCATGACCTAAATTAATCATTTGAGCCCCATCAATTAAGTTATTTTCAACTAACATATTTAAGTTATTTATTCGAGATTCAGGTGTAACTTCCGCCGCTTCCCCCGCCGGTGGTGGTGCAACTGTTTCTTCACCTGCTGGTGGTAATTCACCACCACCTAAATCAGCGGTTTCAAATCCACCCCCACCAAATGATGGTTCAGATGTTTCAGTTGACGCAGTTACGGTACCTCCTGACGAACTTGAGTAAAGTTTATCAATATTGTCAAATAAACCTGTTTTAGTTATCACAGTCGCGGTTGCTTTAAGTTCTTCACCAACTGCTCTCTCAATTCTTTGTTGTTGTAAATCTAAACGAACTTCTTCGTCTGACCATCCAAAAATGTGTTTTTTCGCCCATGTTGAAGATGTTGCTTGAATTCCATTGCCCGGGTCAGCAACTAAATCTTTATATAATAGAACTTTTTCTTTCCAAACATCAATTTTTAATAAATCGGCTTGTGTTGATGGATTACTTAGTCCTAATGTAAAATTATCTAATTCATCTTCAAACCCTAATAAAAATAAGTGTACGATTGCAATTTTATTCAATTCTGCAATCATACTTTTTTGGATTCTATTAATTGTTCTAGCAAAACGAATATCTTGTAAAGATAAATTTTTACCATCCCCAACAACTTCCTCAAAACCTAAAAACGCTTTAGGTACTCGAAGGGCTGTTAATAATTTCTTTTGTATGTATTCAATATCGGCAATTTCCGAAAGGTTAGTTGCTCCCGGTAATGTGGTAATTGGGTCCGGTGCTGATGGGTCTCTAACAGGAATAAAATAATCTTGGTCAACCGCCATTTGGTTAAACCTCATATCAACATTACCTGTTTTATTATCAACAACTTGTTCTCTTTTAAACTTATTGGCAACTCGTTGTACATAAGCCTCAACATCATCATCATTCATATTCCCAACAAAGACTTTAAACATTCTTCTTTCAGGTGCTCTTGAGGTACGATAAATTAACATTGCATCTTCTGATAGTAATAATTGTTTCCAAATTCTTCTCGCTTTTTCTAACATTGATGTACCATAAGGAAGTTTTCTATCATCACCTAATAATCTAAAATGACCAATTTCCCATGATTGGAATTCCATGTTTTTATTTTTCCAAGTGAAATGAAGAGATTTTTTATCCTTATCAATTTCATGAGAGATATCTGTCGATATTTTTGCACTTACCCCAACCTCATGTCTTTCGATTTCAATGGTAGGTAATTGTTGTACACCTACTATTCCTTTTTCCGGGTCTAACTTTAAAAAAATAAAGTTGTCCCCATACTTACAGGTGTTTCTGGTCCACATTGGTAGGTTCGTGTTAATATCTAGTGAGTTATTAAATAAATCCGCCAATACCCCTTTTATCCTTTTTGATTCAGAATAAATCTGTAAGATAAAACCATCTTCATTTGTTGTGGTTGATTCTTCTGCATAAATGTCTAACGCTGCTGATATTTCAGGAGTGTATTCCATAGATTCATAATCATATTGTGCGGATAATCTTGAAGGTTCATAATAAATGGCTTGGGAATATAAATTATTTTCAACTTTCGCCCATTGATTAGTTAAGTAAAAGGTTTGTTGTGCCTGTAACTTTTCTTTTTCATATTCTTCTTTACTCTTAGTACGAAGTAATTCCTTCTTATCGAACTTAAAAGTTGGATAATTTTGATTTAATTGAGAATTAGGCCCAAATGTTTGAGATAATCTCTGCCATACTGTCATATTATTTTGTTGTTCACTCATGATTTAAATTTACTTGTTTCCTCAGTAATATAAATAGTATTATTTACCGAATAACCACCCATATTTTTGGTAGTCTTCTCTGGTTGGACCTTGATTTATTGGTTGTTGTCTACCCATTTGAGATACCATTGGATTAAAGAATTCTGAAGAGTTTTTATTTTCACTAACCGCAGTCGACCAAGAGTTTAACATTGCTCTTGTATGATTAGTAACTTTTTCTAATGATTGAAATGATTTTTCCGCAACATAAATTGCCATAGCAATACTCATAATACAATCATCATGATGCATTTTTTGATGGTCAGGTCGTCCATTTATATATACAAATGTGTTCATTTCATTATATAAACGACTGGAATAGATTCTAAATTTATGTCTCATCGCCTCCTCAAAAGATGCGATAATTTGTACTCTTTTTGAGTTAAAATTAATCCCCGGAATTTTTTCATTTATCTTCGGGTCATATTTCCATTTATTGGTCATATCAACACCATCAACATATAATCCACCTTGGTAATTCATTTCTTGGAGTTTTCTTGCTGTCGCAACTCCCATACCACCTGTTAAATCAACAACACAAAATGCACTATACATTGTTCCCCACTTATAAGCAACTTCTGCTAAAACATCTGGAGGTATTTTACCAACATATTCCAATACTTGTTCACGAGCATCAAAATCAATTATTTCAATACTTGAGAAATCTTCAGAATCTCCTCGAGATACATCGACACCCATAACATATTTATGACCATTTTCCGGTTCTTTCCATATCCAAAGACCTCCTCCCATCATTTTAGCCTGTGGGTCTTTAACTTGATTTTTAGAAATATCTTGCATCATATCCGAATCAAATACATTATCTCCGGAACCCAAGAAATTACATTCTAATTCTTGAGCAACTTTACGCCTATCATATTTTAATTTTTTAACCATTCCTTCAAACCATGAAGAACATGGTTTATACCCTTGTTCAATATAATCGGTCACAATTGAGTGGTCTCTTTCAAATGGGTTTGGTATAGATAAATTAACAACGACTTCATCGAGATTATACTCTTCTCGATTTAATAAGAAATGGATTAAATCATTTGTTTTAACCATGTATAAATCTTTTGTATATCGTGGGTCACGATGCCAAAACATTTCAGTCACTTTAAAGTCATTCATTCCTCTAAGTGATTGGTCATAAATTTCGTAGTAAATTGGGTCGTAACCATTAGGAGTAGAAACCACAATAACCTTACCCCCTGTGGATAAGGACGCCATACACGCAGCCCAAAAATCTCCATCAGCCTCAATATACGCTGCCTCATCAAATATCAGGATGGTTGGGGTGTATCCCCTAAGAGCATCTCGTGATGTTGCAACTGCTTTAACTTCACATCCGTTAGTTAATTTAAAATGTCGTTGAGCATTTTTTTCTTGGGAGAATCCGACTCCGACCCAGGAAGGCCATTGTTCGGTAAATCCTCTAACTTTATTTGCCATCTCCACCGCAGTGTCCAACTTGTTGGCAATAATTAATATTTTTTCAGGTTTAGTTTTTTTTGCGAATACTAATCTTTTTGATGCCCAAGCCGCAGTTACGGTTGTTACCCCTGCTTGTCGATACTTTAAAGCAACATTTTCGTTATGAGTATCGTAATCCTCAATAAGGGTAATTTGGTCGGGGAATAAATCTAATGGAACATATTTTGAAACCGTATTATCATATGTCTGTAAATAAGTACGAAGTGCGTAAGGAGTATTCCTCATGCACTTCGTCACTTCAATTATTAATTGTTCTTTATTCAAAAGATGTTTTTTGGTTATTTAGGCCTCGATATACCTAAACTACCCAAGAAATCATCTAATCCATCGTCTTCGTCTTCATCATCTGAATCAAATCCTTCATCTTCTTTGTAATCTTCAAATTCTTCTTTTAACTTCATCGCCTCTTTCATGATTTCGTTAAATCTTGATTTGGCTTTAGACACTTTTGAAGAATCTTCAGAGATTGCATTTCCAATTATTTCTAAAAACTCTTGGGCTTCAATTTGGTATAAAACAGTATGAAACCAGTTTATTAAACCTTTATTTTCAGGTTTGTATATTTCGTCAGGTAATGAAAACCTAATTCTTTCAACTATTTCAGGTCCAATTCTTAATTGCATTGGTTCATTTTCCAAAGTATCTGTTTGACCCATAACTTTTTGAGCCAATTCAGGGTCTTTAGGTAAACCATGTCTACCTTTAGCCTCTTCTAATCCTTTAATAATTTCGTGGCATAAAATAGGGAAAATTAATCCTTGAGCTTCAATAACTGTGTCAGGTTTTTCTTCGCCACTTTCATCATCATCACCCTCTTCCTCATCATTATCTTTTAATTTAACTTTTCCTGCAACTCCTTGTCCCGATTGACTCATCATTTCAATCATTTGTTCCATACTAAAATATAAAAAGTCATTGATTGCCATTATCCCTAAATAATCATTATAAAGAGATGGGTCAATTTCGTCAAGTTTTGCTTTAATATCCGGTTTTTGAAAAATATAATGACCTTTCTTAGCAGCACCTTGAATTAATGCATTAATAATATTTCTTTTATGTTTTTCTAATTCAAAGATTTCTTCGTCAGTTAAATCATCAATATCAAATGATGGTATTTCTAATTCGTCTTCTTCCTCATCATCCTCTTTATCCTTTTTGTCTTCAGGTTTCATTCGAAAATCTGACGTATTAATTCCCTGTCCTAAAATCGCCTCAATTTCATACCAATCACTTGGTACTTCAGATTCTTCTAAAGCTGCTTCAATTGCCAATTGTTCTAGCTCATCTTTATGTCTAGACTCAATATTCATAATATTAGGTAATTTTCTCATCATTTCTTGAAATATCATTCCTTGAACTTGTTGAGAACTTAAATCTTCTCTACCTGTTACTTGACTTAATTTCTCAGCAACTTTTTGAAAACGATTACTAACTAACCTTTGAACATCTGCCTCTTTTTTTCTCATTGCAGGATTCTGAGCATATAAATTTTCAGGACTTGCAAGTTTTCTTTCCAAATTTGGGTCCATTCTTTCAGGTCTATTCCCGTAATCTAATTGTTCTTTAATTTTCTTTGCCATTATTATTTTTCTAAGATTTGCATAATTACATTCATAATTTTATCCTTAGCTTCCTCAGGTGATGGTCTATTCGCCTTTGGAGCTGGATTAACACCAGGGTTTGGATTTTTACCCGGGTGACTTGGTCTTGTACCAGGTTTTGTTGTTGGTTTTGTTCTTGTTGGTGCTACCTTAGTATCATCTGCCTTTGGAGCCGGATTAACTCCCGGGTTTGGATTCTTACCCGGATGATTTGGTCTTGTTCCCGGTTTTGTTGTTGGTTTTGTTCTTGTTGGTGCTGTCTCAGTTTCTGCCTCAGTCAAATACTTTATAAGTTCACCTTTTGTAATTCTTGGTGGTAAATTTCTTTCTACTATTCTCATAATTTCGTTTTCAAGAAACAAAGATACAACATTTTTTCCTTCCTTCAATTGTTTTTTTACGGATTGAACACATCTTTCAAATTTTCTTGTTTTTTTTGGTCCAACTTGCGCGTGACAAATAGCCCATGGATTTGATTTTTCTTTTTCTTCTTCGGACATACCAATCATTTTACTATCGTGATTTTCTGGAGATGTATCATCATCCATACCATCATCTGCTGCTTGGTATTCATCGTGAGAACCTTGTTGACCTGTATATGATTGGTCGGCATCTAAATCAAAATCATCATCTTCAGACATCTCACCTTCTTTAGTTGTTACCATAACTTCTTTTGTTGAAGGGTTTTGAGTTATAACAACTCCATCAACCTCACCACCTTTAGGTCCTACTTTATATGTTTTTTTATTAGGTACTTCAGTAACTTGTTCTCTAACAAGTTTACCGTGTAATACATCAATTTGAGATTCTGTTAGTTTCCCAACTGTTTTTGATGATAAACCCTTTTCAATTAGTTCTAATGCTTTAATGTTAATTTTCATAAATAACTTTCTTTTCAAATTCTAATACCAAATCTCTTTCATAGAGTTTGTCTTTTATTTCTTGTTCCGGAATTCCGAATCTAAATACCATTCTTTTTTTAGTGTCCTCATCTTCAGATTCCCATGCTAATGCAATAACATCATCCATTGCATCCATTACTGAAAAAAAATCAGAGTTTTGAATTAATTCCAATTTTACATCAGTATCTCTCAAAACTCCTACTTTTTTAATATATTTTAAATCGGGTGGTTGCGGATATCCATTAGATGGACGATTATCCCACGATTCACCCCACACATCCAAACTATCTGAGAATATAAATTCGTAAAGATTATCCCCTTTATAATTAGGGCCTAAACCATTTACGTAAATCAAATAACTCATACTAATAACCCTTCAGGTGTAATTTTAATTTCTTTTCCTTTATTTTCAAAAATTAAATTATTTTTATTGGTTTTACCAATAACTTTAGCGTCTACATTTTCTTCTAAAAATTTTTGAGACGCCAATTCTTGTTCAATAGTTTCTGTTAATTTAACAACTGATTTCATTTGTCTTCTAACTTCAGTAATTGATTTTGTTTTTTGTTCTGCGATTTTTTGTCGGTTTTCAACAATTTCTTTTTTAGAAACTTCAAAATATTTTGATAAAACTTTATCTACTTTTGATTCTCCAAAAATACTATCAAAGATTGCCCCGTTACCATGAACAGAACTGCTTCTCTTAAATTTTGAATGTCTGCTATGTTTTTCAAATTCTTCGTCATCAAAAATGTCATCAGGGTTAATCTCATCAACATCGTCATACTCATATCCTTCTTCCATATCCCCTTCCATTGGAATGTCCATGTCAGCTTGAATATCTTCGACTTCACTATCGTCAGTTAAGTCTTCACCATCCATATCGTCACCACCTAAATCTTCAGTTTCATCTTCAAATTTAGATAAAATATCTTCTCTATCTTCTTCGGATAATTCATTTAAATCAAATGAAGATAACACCATATTAATAACGTATTTCATATTCTCAGAAGTCATTCCTTCTTCAGAATCTAATGTTCTAATTTTTTGAGTTAATTTACCCGTTAACTTTTGAATTGTTTTGAAAGTCACTTGTTCGTTAGAACCTCCTTCATCTTCCACATCAACTTCAGTTTCCATACCTGTATCTTCCATACCTGTATCTTCCATACCCATATCATCCATACCTGTATCTTCCATACCCATATCATCCATACCTGTATCTTCTGTACCCATATCATCC